CTCCAGAATGTCCTCGTACGAGCGATACTTGTAGCCGCCGAACTTGTTCACTTGACCTTTCGGCGCCTTGAGTTTCTGCTGAATAACGGCAAGTTTTTGGCTTATATGTAAATTAGTCACTGTGACCCTCCTTAATTTGAAACGCTTCTTCAAGAAGCACTCGGTTTACAGCGCGAAATAGCGCCTCTTTATTCTCATCAATACACGCCTCGAATATGTCACTCATACGCGATTCCATTAGCTTGACAGCCTCCTTGCTATCCTTGGCCGGTAAATACTCACCGATCATCAGCTCCCAAAGGTAGTTTGGATTCTCGCGTGCGTTATCGACCAGTATCGTGTTCGCACAATCCCAGCAGTATTTGTCGTTATCAACGACTGCTGTACCACATCCATTACACTTCATAACTTGCTCCCTGCATTGCGATCTCAGCGTAGCCATCCGCAAACCCACGTAGGTAGGCATCGCTCTCCTCTCTTGGTTGTGAAAAAAACTCTGCATCGGTGTAGCCTACAAAGTAGACCCACTCCTGAACTTCTTGATTGGTTAAATCGTCCATGTCTCCCTCCAGAGAATGGCCGCTTACGCGGCCTTGTCTATCAGTTTTGTTAAAGCTTTGTTTAGCTTCTCCTCGCTTTTTTGTAGAAGGCCAAGGCTTTGTGATGTGCCTTTTTCAATGTGAAGCGCTAGCGCCCAGTCGTACATTTTTTTTGCCGCTTTTACTGATTTTTCCATTTTACTTCCCTCTCAGTTAATGGCGCTCCCTGCGCCGACAAGAGAAGTATCTCAAAAAACAGGACGTGTGTCTACCTTTCTATGAACTTTTTTAGTGTTTTTTGTAAATTATTTTTATTGACCCGTACGGATCATTTCGGAGAGTTCGATTGCTCGATTTTTGACTTGGCGCGCCCACTTTGAGTCTAGCATCTCATCGGCGGCTTCGGGGTATCGACCTTCGGCTAGGTAGGCTAGGGTCTTCTTGAATTGCAGGAACCTTGTAAGACCAAGGTTAAACACCATGTTTACCAGAGCCTCCTGACGTATCGGGTCAAGATCGGGGAACCAGCTCAGGCATTCGAGTTCCTTGTAGCACCGCTCGATATCGTTTTGTAGCAGGTAATCAATTTCTTTGTCTGACAGGCCGATCCCGACTTCTGGGTCAAGACATCTCCCAACGCCAGTTGTGATATAACCGAGATGATCTTCGTATGCCCACCTCGACACGCCTTCGTGGCGCTTCAATTGCTCGATCAGTCGCTTCATTTCCATTTGGTCAGAGTGCGAATACCAAAAGAGGCCGCCACCGCCGCTCCTAAGAATGCCTTATACCAGTCAGGCATCGACTCCAATACCTCAAAGCCAGCACTGACAATAGGCACAGCCTCGGGGATGAAAGCCATGCACAACGGCACAGAAAACAGGATCGTAAACCACTCGTCCTTCCAGCTCGTTCCAGCATTGGTCGCCTGAATGTTGTCCCAGTTCGCCTCGTGCTTGATTACTTCTAACTTGCGCTCGTGGGTTGCCTGCTTTTCCTCGGCCCTGCGCTTGAAGTAACCACCAACAAGCTCGGTTACTGGGCCGATCAGTGCCTGCCACATTAGAGGCCGCCTTTAATCCAGAATCCTATGGCGCCCATCAATATTGCCATAGCCGCGCGTTCGATCCATTGATCCTTGGCCTGCTTCAATTCAATAGATTGTATGCGCTTCTCGTGACCTTTAACTTCATCTTTTATGAGCGCTTGGATCTCATCAATCCGCTGGTGCGCCCTTGTAATGGCGTCAGTCAAGTTAACCTGACGTTGCTCAATACCCGCTAGGTTTCTAAGGGCATCAGCAATACTTGTCAAGGCTGATTTCATTTCATGAATGTCAGAGGCCATCGCCTCCTGCTGTGCCTCAAGCTTGGCGACAGAACGCTCAACGGTCATTGCTCTTACCTCTCTTAGCAAGATAGGCCTTATACGCTCTATTCGCAGAGGCCTTGGATTTATACATCGCCTTACCAGAACCAATGGCGTACTTTTTACCTACCTTCTTGACCGGCATTAGACTCGACCCTCTACAATTCTTAGCTTCTTAAAATCGGGGTCGTTTAGTTTCTTCATGATCAGTCGCGTGCGGCCTTCTTTGTCATCCCAAGCCACGTTTTCTTCTTTCATCCACTGCGCCAACAAGTGCATCGGTATAGACCCAACGCACCATGACTCCGGTAGTTTTCCGGCGCCAGCTTCACGCAACAAACGGGTCCGCTCTAAATACGGATCGTTCGAGTACGTGTTTTCGACAACGAACTTGTTGTCATCAATCTTGTGAAATTTTTCCGAGATTTTCACTCTTCTTTCTCCGCTTCGGCTTCGCCTCAACAACCGGCTCAACAACCGGCTCGATTTTCACGCCGTACAGCTCTGGGTTGCTTAGCTCAATGATATCACCACGGCGATACTTAACACCATCAATGAACAATGCGCTTATAACTACTTTGTATTTCATTCCAAACCCTTATGAGAAAAGGGGGCCGAAGCCCCCTGTATCATTAAGAAGTGGTCAGGTCAGCAATAACACCTGAAGCCTTCTCGTTTTTGCAAACCAAGGTAAGCTCGGTCAAAACCTGACGGCGAGTTGAGTCGCCAGTCTTGGCCAGTGCACTGTTCTTGGTCGGACGAAGTACACCAACAGCCCACATATCTGACTGCATGATGAATACGTCACGCGAACGGTTCTCACGAGTAGGCTGAAACTCGATTGTTCCCCACGGCGTAACGTAGACATCGACGGCATTTACGACAGAGTTGTTACCACCAACAGCGGCGCCAATAGTTGAACGCTGGTTGTTGTTACCCTCGAAACCAAGTGCCTTGTTCATCTGGAATGCGGACAAGTAGCAAACGTCAGGCTTTCCACCCTGTTCCCAGATTGACTGCATTACTGAGTCAAACTGAGCTTGCGTGAATACGCGCTGAGTGCCGTCAGTAGCCGCAGTGCTACCGTCACCTGCCGCCTGAGCACCGCCAGAACCACGGCTGTCGTTGGTGATCAACCAAGTGGGAGCGCCTGCAAGTTCACGAGCAGTGGTAGAGTTGCCAGCAACGCGAGCGTTGTTGTCAAACAGTGCCTTCTCAATATCTAGCTTCTGCTCCTTTGCTATACGGAGGGTCTGGTATGCTATCTCCGCCGCACGGCCAGCCTTCTTCAAGCCTTCGTCAGTGTCAGGAATACTAACCGCATTTTTAAAAATTTGAGTATAGTTCCCTTGTCTGGTCGTGGCTGTGCGTGCTTCAGCGGCAGTATCATCACCTTCGATGTGTGCGTTAGCCGCAGACGAACGAAGGGCATCAGTCTGCCACTCGTGGAAAGTGTTGCTTGCCTTTACTTTTTTACAAGCAGAATAAAAGGGAGTTTCTTCGGGAGAAATATCGTAGATAACGTCCTGAAGGTCTTCGCGGATACCGACAGCATCATAGCTGTCAAAAGTGTTAGTAGGTTGTGCCATGGTAAATTACCTCATCAAGCGTTTAGTATTAAGCCGAGAGCATCATCTATGCTACCGGATCGTTTCAGTTTACTTTTACGTTCTCTGACCGCCTTAACATTTGAATCGGTTTTCTTTGCACCAGCCCTGACAGGTCGCGTTTTAGGCGCCACCTTGGTCTTCTTGGCCTGTTGCTTACCACTCATCAGCTCTTGGTATTTAATAGCGTCCCGCATTACTCGAAGTGCTCGGTGGTCCATGACCATGCCGATCTCTTCTGGCGTGTAGCCGTATACCTCTTGCCCAGTCCGTAGCATTTGCTCTCGAAGCTTAGACGCCTGATTAGGGTCGCTAAACTCGGGAACTGCTACCTTCAACTGCTCCAGCTCGCGTTGCAAAAAGGCCTGCTGGGCCTGTTTTTCTGCATGCGTCTGCTGTTGCATTATCTGTTGCAACTGCGCTCTCTGCTGTTCAAAGGCCTGCACATCCTCGTCATACTTCATCTTAGCTTCCATAAAACCTATGGGGTCGCTTTCGAACATAGACTTGTCTGGCGCCTTTGGTGGCATCGCAACCTGACCACTTTGTACCTGCTGGTAAAACTGATTCAGTTGTTGGCGTTCAGCCATCAAAGCATTAAAAGCCTCTTCTGCCTGCTTTCGCAAGTTCGCGGCTTCCTGCATACCCTTCTGGACGTACTGTTGACCTGAATAACCACGCTTGAGATCTTCTAAACTTACCTGCTCTTCCTTGCCGTTAACTTTAACGGTGTATAGCTCAGGGGCCGAATTCTCTTCGTCCTCTTCATAATCTTCTTCGTCCTCTTCAGCTTCGTACTCATCCTCATCGGAATCGTCTTCTGCTTCGGGTTCTTCTGTCTCCTCTTCTTCCTGCTCAGCCTCTTCGTACTCGGCCTCTTCGGCCTCTGGCTCTTCAGGTTGAATTAGTGACGCAATAGCACTCTCAATAGTGCCGTCTAGCCGAGTTTCAGTCGTTTCCACGGTCCTGATTTCCTCTTCTCTTCATTACGATCATGGATAGCTTCGTCCGCTAAAATGGATTGGAATTTATCCTCGATCTTGTTTAACGCCCATATTATAACATGAGCGCGTTCACGGTCGTCTATATCCGACCCACTGTTAAGAAAGACAGATATCTGTTCATTCTTAATCTCTTCTATGACCGCCTGTACCACTTCGTCATTGACGAGTCGCCGTACTGCGGCGGCCTTCTCTTTTACGTTCAGAATCTACCTCCAACCACTGCCTGAGCAGGTGATTGCTGTGGGTATCTTGGCTCTGCTTGCAGTGCCTTAATACGTTCAACATCTACGGCTGTACCGTACTTCCCGATAATCTCTGCCGCCTTGATCAATAGATCTTGATCCATCTCATCGCGCTTGCGGTCATCTTCCGCCAAAGCCTTCTGCGCTTCAATCTGAATTTTCATCATATCAGTTTGCGCTTTCTGCTGTGCTTTTATTTGCTCGGCCTGTAAGTAAGCCTGATTTGGATCTGACTGCTGACCCTGCTGTGCCGCCATCTGCTGTTGTTGCATCATCAAGGCCTGCTCGGTCTGTGGGTTCATTGGGCTAAAGTAACGATCTGCGTTACGTACACCATTGATCGCAAGCATGTCCGCCAGAGTGTTTCTGATTTGTGTCATTGTGACAAGGCCGTTCATTGGGCCGTATGCCTGCCAGATCTGCATCTGCATGCCCAAGGCCTGATTAAGGGCCGCCATGCGCTGATCTTCTCGACCAGTACCCAAGCCTACGTTTACAGATACATCCATTCCTGTATTCCACATGCGTGGATCTACGGGGATAAACTGGCCAGACAGGCGCATCATCTTCTGGTCGTCTGAGTTCTCAACCACAAGCTTCAGCATAAGCCGGAAAAGGCGCCTTACTCCGCCCTCTGCAAGGTTTCTAGCGATTACCTCGACCTGACCTGCCGCCGCCTGAATCGTGGCATTTACAGCCGTAGCGGTGGTGCTTTGTAGGGCATCTGGATTAAGTCCGGTTGAGGCCTTTGTAACGCCGGTCTTTGACTCGATCTCTTGGTCGAAATACTGCAAGGCAGGAAGGGTCTGGCCTGCGATGAATGGGACTACCAGCTCCCGAATTGAGCCGGCCTGTTTCACCCGAACAACGCCGCCAATCTCATTGTTCAGCAGGTCGTCAACGTTAACCATTCCGTCAATGATTTCGGTTCTTGGGCTGTTCGTCAGGGCAACGTTATCTAGGATGCCGCGAAGCATCGCAGTGGCCGTGTCCTGCTCGTTGAATAGGATGTCGGCAATCGACCGGCCATAGAACGTGTGCGGCTCTGGATCAACCTCAAACACGGCGAACGGAACATCGCCCCAAGGCTCGTAATCGAGCACCTTGTAGTTCGATCCAGCCATCAGGATTTTGTGCATCTCGGGTACGCCGGTGCCGTTCACGTCAATCTTCATGTACGCTTCGGTCACCGCAACGATTCTCATCGAAGGGTCTTGTACGTCCTCGTCCGAGTAGTCTTCCTCATAGCCTCGGCGCTCGTATCTCTCAACTTCTGAAAAGGTATCAGAATGACCGAGACCGCCAAGATCAGAAACAACATCGAAGTCATAACCCATAGCCACAAGCTCACCAACGCGCATCTCAGTGCGATGGGCAACAACGTAGGCATCTTCAATAGACTTCGCGTTGCGGTCAACAAAGAACTCTTCAGGCGGGATAGACTCAACACACAGCTTTCCTTTCTCGGTCTGGTACGAGACTTTTAAATCATAATAGGGCGCCTCTATCTGCATCCCCATTTCGTCGATCTCAGCCTTAATGGTCTGCGTCTCGCTAATGATCTGAACGTTCTCGTCATTAACGATGGCCATGTATTCCTGTTCGTTTAGATCGGTGTAGTCGTATGTCTCGGACTCGGTGTAAGTGTCCCAGTAGACCTTCGCAATACCGACCTTCTTCAGAAGCGCATCGTGGAAGCAGTCGTTCAGGATTCGGTATCCACCAACCTCATTAAACAGGTAATTAACGTACTGCGTTGCCTGCTCTGCTACAGGAACGTCCTCTGGGTTCGTAGGAACAAACTCAGCCGGCTTATCGGTCGATAGGAATACACGTAGCAGTGAAGGTTTGATCGCCCGTATGGTGTCGCGTATCTTGGTTGCTACAACCTTTGACCGGCCCTCTTCTTCACCGATATCGACCTCGCCGTCAAAGTATCTCTGGGCCTTGATTCGGTCTTCAGCAATTTCTGACTCAACAAAATCAACCGCATCGTTCACGGCCTCTCGGGCAATGCCTTCGATTTCGCCTAAGTCTTTTGGTTCTGGTCTCATTATTTGCCCTCAACATTTGGCAGTAAGCCAGTAGATTCTTGCGTAGCCTGTATTGTACCAGCAGTTCTACCGCCAGACACTAGCGCATCCGCCACCTGTCCGGCCATAGCGGCAAGCTCAGAAAGTGCCGTCTCGTTAGTTAATGCCCTGCGTACCATTTCTGGGTCACGCGAGAACAATACCTCGACGACTTGCATTCTTTGCTGATCTGTTAATGTGGGACGATCTCGTCTTAATAAGCGATCTAACATATCAACAACGATTGTCGGGTCACCTGCCATTACTCGGCCAACGTCTTGCATGGAACCTCTCATTCCAGCTCTGGCGCGCTCTTGCGCCAATGGAGATGTGGGGCTACCGGCCGTTGTTGGAATTCCTTTTGCTACATCTGCGGTTTCACCGGCAAGTTCAAGCTGTCTTGTTAGCTGAGAGACATCTCTGTCGCTTAGGGCTGTTCTCAAAACCTGACCAAACTGCACATCTTCGTTTGCAAGGTTTTTAAGTGTCGTCCCTTGCCTCAATACTTTGTTGCGAATCGCATCCATTAGGCCGGCCCTAAACGCTTTTGCGGCCTCCGGCGTAAATGATTCCATTAGCAGTTCAAGCTCATCTACATTCATTGACAAGGCCTTGCGTCCTGCATCGAATGCGTCTCTGCCTGTTCTGGTCTGGGCGGCGGTCTGCCTTACAGCCTGTAGTTGTGGAGACAGCTCATCAATGCTCCGTCTCAAATTCTTTTCGATCTGAGAGACAACCTCGCCCATTGTGCCTTGTCCGCCCCGATACAATGACGTAGCACGATCATTTAGCGTGCGGCGCATAATCTCTGCATCTTCCAATGAAGGCGCCCGAACAAACTGTAGCTCTCCGTTATCGGCCACCTTAAATGGCGGAACGATTCTGCCTTCTGCCTTGTAGCGGGTCATTATCTCTTCGGCAAGGTCCGGCATTGCCTGTGCGGCTCGAAGCATTTCATTTGCTACGGACTCAGGAACAAATTGGTTGGCCCCGAAAACAGATCCGTATGCCTCACGCTCTGCGGCTTTCAATTGCTCATCAGTTTGGCGCATTGATCTTATAACATTCTCGTCCATATTTGGCGCCAGCTCTCGCTGTAGACCCTGCATAGCAATATCTGCTGTTTCGCCTGCACGAGCCTGAGTTCGCTCTAATACACTGCGCCCAGACTCTCCGCCTTCTGACACAATGTTCTTAATGCAATCATTAAGGTGCGGTTGTCAGACATCAACCGACCAGATTGAAGGTCTGCGATAATTTCCTCTACTGACTTGCCGGTTTGCTCTTGCAGTCTTTGTAGCTCCGCCTGCACAGCAGTTGCCGGCTTTTCTCCGATCTTTTCTCGGACAAAATTAATCAGCTTAGATGCAACATCTGCTCCACCACGTAAGCCAAGCTGTAAAGCAGGGCCAGCAACCGCGCCAGTGGCACCACCAATAATGGTTTCTTGACCAGCCGTCTCAGGACTCTCAGATGCGCCATAACCATAAAGTGCGCCCTCTAATGCGCCCATACCCGCAATGCGACTCAATGATGCCGCCGCACTGGGAGCGCCGACACCTGTGGCCATCATGGCCAGCGATGGAACTAAAGCGCCGACAATCTCATAGGTTAAAGCGGCCTCTGGGTTCTGTTGCTTGTACGCAGAAAGCTTTGCCCTGATCTCGTTTCTTACATCTTCATACTGTGGGCCACTTGGAACGGCAGATCTTACAAGCGCCTCAATCTCATCGGCATATCCTAAAGTAGCGCCCTGCGCCATTGTGCGAATTCGTTGCGGCTCAGCTTGAAGCTTTGCTCTTGCCTCAAGAATTGCCTGCATCTGCGCTGGGGTAAATTCTGCCATTACATCACCTTATTTAAATAGGTTTCGCTGTTCTTGTGTCATTGCATTCCATTCTTCTTCGGTAATGCTTGGCGGTCTTTGTATTCCGCCGCCACCAAGAAATACCTCAGTTCCACCTTTTGGCTGATACTGGTTGATAAACTCACTGTATCTCATTTGACCAGATGCAAGCATTCTAGCTTGTTTTACAAGCTCATCTCGAAGCTTAACCTGTGCGGCAACCTTGCGGCGAATGTAGCTTTTAAGCTCTTCTTCGCCAAGGCTCATTGGCAATCCGGTCTCTAACGCAAGCTTTAACTCAGATGCGCTAAGTGCTCCAAATGTTGCGGAGTTGATAATATCAATACCTAACTGGTTTGCCGCTTGGCGAAGCGTTGAAGTAGCCTCATCAAACGATGGCACGAACTGCTGGAACGGACCGCTTTTACCTCCGCGCAATAATGCGTCATAGGCTTGATTTAGCCGGCCAATCATTCCATCAATCGTCCCTGCTCGGGCAAATGTTTCCTGACCAACTTGCTGTGCCTTCATGTAATCGTTTTCTTCGAGCTTCATTTTTTGTTCGCGCTGAGCGACCGCTTCTGGCGTTTCACCAACGGCGCCGCCAACGTTTATCCTTCTTGCCTCTCTGGTCTGCGGGTCGTATTCGGGAATGTAATATTGTCCGGTAGCTGGATCTAACTGTGGGGCATAGCTCTTAGAGGACGACCCACCCATTCCGT